CATCACAACGTTCTGTGATTTCGTACATTTTTCCATCACGTTCATTGGGTCGATCTGATCCATATTCTACCAATTTGAACACGTCTCCCGCTTTTGGTTCGTAATTGGGTGGATAGTGTGCATAAAAAGAACTAATGTGCAAATAAGCTGTTACTTGATCGTCCGATTGATAACCAAACTTGGAAAGAATTAGTGAATTTTCCGTTAGTGTGAAAAGCATTATCATTTCTTTTGGAGTTTCAAACTGATTTAATGGCATTTCTCCGTAAGTATTATCAGCTTGTTCTAAATTATATAAATTCTTGTAATAAAGAATTTTTTGACCGTATAAATCAATTTGTTCTCTCCAATAGTTGCTATATAATGATCTTTCTGCGACATTCTTTTCCTTGTCCGTGAATCTTACAGTTGATGCGGTGTATTCCGAATAATTGTTCGGATACGTTCTAATGCAATTTACTCCGTTGTATTTGTCGTATGTGATCATTTTTTTAAGATGAATGATTTGGTGGGTTCATTCCATGTAATCATAATTCCAGTATTTCCAAGCTTTTTAGGTTCCATTTTAGATACACTGTAAATTCCGTATTTTTTACATATTTTTCTCAATTGAACGATATTTAATGGAACATTTACAGTTGGGTTATTTTTAATCCTTTCAACTTGCTGAATGATGCTCATGTCAGGTTTATGCATATCTGGAACCGTCTGAGCATGCTTTCTGTTAAATGGATCTAAAACAACAGCCCTTCTATGTCTCATTCCTTTTGTTTTCTTTTGCATTGGCATGAACATGTTCAAATAGCCACCATTCCACGTTTGTTCCAATAAAACTGAAAATGTATTTGCGAATAATCCCATAGGATTATTTAGTTAAAGTTACTCTGCGGGTGGTTTTGCTTCTGGAGCCGCTCCACCACCAGCAGCAGCTGGAGGAGGTCCAAATGCAGGAGGAGCTTCACCACCTCCACCACCAGCAGGAGCACCCTCACCTCCACCAGCAGGAGATGCAGGAGTTCCAGTAGGAACAGCACCACCAGAACCAGAGGCAAGAGGAACACCTTCAACAGCTTCACCTCCAGTTTTCCACATAGGCCCATTTGCTTGAATTTGAGCAAGTTCAAACTCAAGTTCTTTATCTTTTTTCAAGAATGCTCTATTTGCTAGAATTTCTTGGTCACTCCATCTCAAGTATTTCTTTTGAGCATATGTCTTAGATATGGATTCATTTTGAACCATACTATTGAATGTATTGTATTTTATTTCAGCTTTTTGAGCTTCTCTCATTTCAAAGAAATTGGTTGGGGGAGTAAATCTAAGCTCAAAATCATTTTCCTTCAGATCATATTTTTCCCAAAGACCCTTTAGTTTCAAGTGAACGATGAATGTATTCTTAATACTTTCTGTAAAATACATTTGACTTCTCATAATGAACTTTGCAAATTTAAGTTCTTCTCTGAGCATTTGCATACCATCATTGTATCCAGAATCAGGTGATATTCGGTTTACTGGAACCTTGAGAGATTTATAAAGCTTCATTACGAAGTAATCTAAATCAGGAAGGCTGTTAAGTTGCGGTCCTTCTGTGAGAGGAGTAACACTTGTTCCTTCGGAACCTTGTCTTTTTGCAAACCAATAATTGTCCAAATAGCTTTGAGGATTGAATTTATTGACTTGTCCAGCTTGATCAACGTCAAATGTTCGCTTTGACCAATATTCTTGGATCATTTTTCTCAAATATGCCTCTGCCTTCGGTGCTGGCATCGTTCCAACATCAACGTTGAAAACAAGTCTCGATGGTGCTCTTGCAAGTCTATATATTACAACACTATCTTCAACAAGAGAAAGTTGTCTATACGCTCTTCTTGCGTTTTCAATAAATGGTAGTCTGACAGTTTTATTCTCGTTCCAAATGCCAGAATTCACATAGGTAACTTGATTCTTGTCCATTGGTATCAAGGCATAATCTACAATTTTTGTTGGATTTGTTGGATCAAATACTGGTTTTCTTAACAAGTATCCTTTGATCAACATATTCTGAACATTTCCAAAAATAGGATCAATAAGTTCTGTTGGAATGCTCACAATTCCAAGAACACCCTCTTCTTCTTTTTCTTTATGTATAATGTTTTCCCAATAAACTTCACCATCCACCATCACGCTTCTAAAGTATTCCCAACCTCTTTTTTCAAATTCAAAAAAACCAATGATTTTCTCAAACTCATCAGAAACATCTTTTTTAGTCTCACTTTTAAGTTTTTCAGTTGGAAATTGAATTGTTACAATTTGACCATTGTCGTCTTTATTAATAGATTCATCGCAAATTTCATCTAATGCCTCGGCAACTTCTGAAAATGCTGCCATGACTCGATAATCACGAATTCTTGCAATTTTGTCCGCTTGGACATTTGAATACATGTATTGCGTGAAATTAGAGTCAATATTAAAAAACGCAGTAGGAGATATATCATTGTATTCAGATGAGGAACTGATACTTTGTCTTGAAAGAGCCTCTGTTCTTTTAGATCCTGTATCTTGGAAAGTCTTGAATTTGGGATTCAGCTTTGAAATGGTATCTATAACAGTATAAGATTGATATGGAAGATAAGAATTGACGTAGTTCATTAAACTACGTCCAAATGTCGATTCTCTTCCTGATGATGCATTTGCTGGCATAGGATTATTTATAACTTTTTTTGGATTTGTCTTGTATTTTTTTTCAAAAGGTTTATTATTTTATCATGCAAATATTCGATTACATCAAAAACGTTTTATTTTTTAAGAAACCATTTGAAAAGGAAAACATGGAAGAAATTAAACAATACAATCCTTTTTTGGTGAATAGATGGATTTCCATGAATGATGGAGAGAGTGCAAATCTTGTCAATGAAACGACAAACAAATTAAATTATCTAGGAAATGATAAGGAAATGCACTATAAGATGCTTCTAAATGTTCTTCCACAGAAGAAATATAATAGAATAAATTATATTAAAAAAGTTGAAAAATTAGATCAAACACCGTGAGAACTTGGTATTGGTGTTTTTAGTAGTTGCAAAAAATATTTACGCTGTAAATAAAAACGAAATATATGAATATTGATCAATTAACACCTCAGAGATCTCTAATAGATTTGGATGGTTTCTCACAAAATTCTCTTAACAGCGTTTTCATAGGATATAATCTATCCAAAGTATTGGATGATATTATATTGGTTGAATTAGTAGACCTTGGTGGACACTCCAATGAAATAGTAAGAAACGGTATTGTTGTGCCAGTAAATGCTGACACACAAGCATGGAGAATAGGTAAAGTTATTCTCTGTGGTCAAGGAACATCTCTTGTTAAAAAAGGTGATCATGTTATTTTCCCAAATAACAAGGGAATTATGATTTCAAATGTCGAAATTGACGGTTATGGTACTTTAAAACATGGTCAATTTTTAAACGAACATAGAATTTTTGGAATAGCAACACCTAGAGAAGATGTTCATATCAAGAGAGAATCTTAAGTCTCTTGCTCAAACTCATATTTGTGAGATAAAGTTCAGGAGAAGAAGAATGGTTGCAGGTAAGCCACTATACAGGAGAATGCTTTGTACAAGTGCTCAGAATATATTAAATGCATTTGAGGGGCGATTCACCTTGAATTACAGACCCACAACTCCCCCTCCTTTTGGAAATCCATTTTATGATCCAAATCAAAAAAATCTTGTCATTCTTTGGGATATTTTTAAACAAGACTACAGGGCGATTAATATGAGTTTTTGTAATTTAATAGCAAGAGTCCCTGCAAATGACGAATTTTGGCAATTTTTCTTGGACAATTACTATCATAAGAGTCCTGCTGAAAAAATGTCATGGATGAATATGTGAATTTTATGGTTGATCAAAGTGAAATATTTTTAAATAATTTACATAGGAATTTCAAATTCACTTGTAACAATAAGACACTCAAAGAGGGAAAACTTATATTGTTTAATTTGAGTGATTTCTATTATTCATTTACTTTGGATTTATCTGGATCTAAAAAGCATTTTAAATTACCAATGGCTTTTTCTATTTCTCAAACATTAAGTTCAATTCGTTTGGATTATACGGTAAACTCTCTTTGCCATAATATGGAAGATTTTGTTTTCAATTGTAAAATGATAAAACCTAAAATGAAAAACAATCTCTATGACGGGGTTGTTGAAATGATTTTCGTGTGAACTACCTAACGACTAAAGATCGTTCGGCTTCCATAGCATAATGCTCTTTCTTTTTAGACACTTCAACGCTTATGCCCTTTGGAGTTTTTACACTTTTCTTTGGTCTTATTTTTGCTCCATGTCTGTAATCGTCCGTTCCAGACGATTGAATGGTAATGCCTCTCTGCAAAATATTCTTGGCAGCATTAACATCCCTATCATGTGTTGCATTACAGGAAATACAAGTCCACTCTCTTTCCTTCAAGGTCAAGTTAGACTTTTGATGTCCACAGCAACTGCATGTTTTACTGGATGGGAAGAATGTTTCAATGCGAATAACTTCTTTTCCATACCATTTTGCTTTGTATTCCAACTTGGAGACAAAGCCGCTCCATGCTACATCGCTAATAGATTGAGCTAATCGATGATTGGCCATCATACCTTTAACGTTCAATGATTCCAATGCTATTAGGTCGTAGTTTTTAACGAGAAAAGAACTGATCTGATGATGCTGGCTGTTACGAGAATTGGTTATCTTCTCATGCAAACGAGCTACCTTCAGCCTTTGGCGTTCTTTTCTATTTGAATCTTTTTTCTTTCTACTCAAATATTTTTGTTGTATTTTGAGTTCTTTTAAAAATTGTTTTAAAAATCTTGGGTTTTTAAATCTTTTTCCATCAGAAGTAATTACAAAGTCTTTCAAACCAAGATCAACACCTACTTTTTTTCCTGTTTTTGTTAGTGGTTTTTCCAATGGTAACTCACAAAGAATACTCACATATATTTTTCCTGATGGAACTTGAGAAATAGTTGCAGAGCGTATATTTCCCTTAATTTCTCTGTGTTTTGTGAATTTAATACCATCTTTAAACTTTGGAATGAACACTTTGTTTCCAATCACTTCTACATTTTGTGGACAATGAAAAGATTTTGTGCTTAATTTTTTAGACTTGAAACGAGGAAACTTGGCTTTTTTTCTAAAAAAATTACCATATGCTGTTTCCAAGTTCTTTAAAGAAGCTTGAAGACTTTGAGAATTAACTTCAGATAGCCAAGAAAATTCTTTTTCTTTTTTCATGTCTTTCAATGAACTACGGGTAATATTATAATTCATCGTAGTTCCATTATCTTTATAATGTCTTCGCTTTTCATTTAGAAAATGATTATAAACGAATCTTGCACAACCAAAATGTTTAGCAAGCAAAACAACTTGATCTAAATTAGGTTCCATTCTAAACTTGAATGCTTTAAAATAGGTCGTGTTTTCTTCCACATAATTATTTAATCTTTTCGTTTATCTCTTTTTAATAAATTTTAATTTTTATTAAAATTATTTTGGACAAGTTTCATACCATAGACTAAAGACTTGTGGGTTTTCAATCAGTCTTAAGTCTAAATAATACTAACAGGAGTATTATTTTGAAACAAAGTCCCTATTTTTTTGAGGTAAAGGATCTTTTGATCCAATTTCTAGCCGCATTCAACAATGTGGTCATCAAACGTTTTAATGAAAACAGGGAAATTGGACAGACAGTTCAAGTTCGATATGTATATGCTCCCAAGCAGCGAGTCATTTATGACTTGATAAATTTATCTCAAAATATCACATTACCAGTTGTAAGTATCCACATGAAAAGTTTTTCTAGGGATAACAGTAGAGTGTTCAATAAAAATATTGGATTTTATAGACCAGATTATACTGAAGAAAAACAAAAGACTAATTTGACTCATTTTTATAGGACACCAGTTCCAGTCAATATTGGAATTACCATGGATATCATGGCGAAATACCAAACGGATTTGGATCAGATCATGTCCAATTTTATTCCGTTTTGCAATCCATATATCATACTTTCATGGAAGGTTCCAGAAGAATATAATATTCCATATATAGAAGAGATTAGATCCGAGGTACTGTGGGATGGAACGGTAAGTGTCAATTATCCAACGGATATTAACGGAAATCAAAAATACTTTGTAACTGGATCGACATCATTCACAATTAAGGGTTGGATATTTCCTCCAGAGGAAGACCCTGTTAACAATATTTTCTTCATAGATGCGGCAATAGGAGCAGTGAAGGGTAACTTGCAAGATATGAGTTATTTTTCTTTGAGTTCTCAAGTTGTTGTAAAAAAAGACTGTGCAACGTATTATAATACGGAGATAGTATCGGTTTCAGCAAATCCTCAAATGCAAGATGTGATTGAATTTGAAGTTAACTTATGATTTCTTTCTTGCAAAGTAAAAAGCTTATGATAAATTGTGTTCATGAGTGAAGAAACAAACAAACGAGATGAGGACATGGCGAAGGCTAAAGATGAGATTGAACAAATTCTAATAAAATACAAGGCTGTTCTAATACCTATTATTGTACATCAAGGTGATAAGACGATCAGCCGAATTGATATTGCACCAGTGACAAGAGACTAATGTGGACTAAAAGATTCCCTTTGATTGGAGAGGATATTCCAGTTCTTTCCAAGGAAAGTCACACATATTCAGATTCAACTGGAAATGTATACAAGTCAGTTTCCAGTATTCTTTCCACAATCAAACCAAAATTTGACGTTGATCAAAAGGCTTTGGAGTATTCTCAGAGGAAAAAAATACCATTTAATGATGTATTGAAGCTTTGGGAGGAAAAAAAGACAACTGGTTTGGACTATGGTACAGAAGTCCATGAAAGCGTTGAAGCATATTTCATCAATAGGGAAATAAAAAACGAAAGATACTCGGAAATTATCAAGAAAATATTTGAAGAAGTGTATTCCGAAAAAGGTTATAACGAATTGATTTGTTTTAATAAACAAAAAGGAATATGTGGAACGTCTGATTATGTTGTTTTTGATGAAAATAGTTTCGATATATCTGATTTTAAAACGAATAAGAAATTTAATTTCGAAAACCAATATGATGATAAATTTCTTCTTGATCCAGTTTCACATTTACCGAATTCCGAGTATTTCATATATGCATTGCAGTTATCTTTTTATGCTAAAATGATAGAGGAAATAACTGGACTGAGATGTGGTTCTTTGAATATTTTTTGGTTGAAAAGACAGATAGATACTAAAACAGTTTTCAAAGCAAAATGGTTGAGATACACTGTACCCTATCTTAAAAAAGAAGTTGAATCAATTTTATGTCACGTATAAGTTGGGAAAATTATGCATTGGAACTCGCAAAAACAGCGAGTATGCGATCAGAAGATCCGTATAAAAAAGTTGGGGCTTGTGCATTATCTTTCGATAATCGTGTATTGGGGGTCGCATACAATGGATTAAAGAGTGGTAAAAATCCAGATGTTTCTTTTTGGAAAGACAGAGACGTAAGAAGACCATATATGATTCATGCTGAAACAAATGTATTATCACTTTTTTCAAGAAATGAATGTCGGCTTCTTGCCGTAACGATGATGCCTTGTTCATGTTGTGCTAGAATGATTTGTGCATGGAATATACCTGAAGTGGTATATTTTGAGGAATATAATAACATCGAATCGAAATACAGTATGGATATATTTGAATTCTATGATGTTAAAATTACAAAATTGGAAAATTGATATGGCATCTTTAAAACAAAAGAAATTACAGAAATTTGTTGAGATAGCAAAAGCGATGCAACCAATACACCACTCTTATCCAACGATAAGAACATTCCATGTGACATTTGCTATACATAAACAGAGAACAATTGCTATCGGAATCAATAATTACAAAACACACCCAAATATAAAAAAATTGAATTATCAATCCGAGGAAGGTGAAGACTTGCGAGATATCGCAAGAGTTCATTCCGAATTCAATTGTATTTCGAAATTACAAAATAAAATAGATACCGAAAGTTTTGATGATATTGTTTTTGTGAATATACGTCTTGACAGAATGGGAAATGTGAAGTATTCTAGGCCGTGTAATGGTTGCACCCACCTAATGAATCAAGTGGGTTATAAGAAAATATATTATTCTGGTGACTGTGGAAATTTTTTCGAAATGGAAAAGAAATGAAAAAGAAATATCGTAAATTAGAGCAATTAAAAGAATTTGCCAAAAGTTATAAAAGTTCTGAAACGAATCTTAACAATAATAAAAAAAATTTGTTAAAAAGTAAAGAAGGTATTGCCAATCTCACTGAAAGCTCATGTATTCGTCCAGATATATATCTCGATAATGCTAGAAATTGCGATGGTTGTCCTTACTTTGATCATTGTATTTGTTCCATCAAAGGTTTAGAGAAAAAAAGAAAGAAAAATAAGTATGAGTAAAAATTATTCAAACCAAGCTGGTAAAGGCGATGCTTATCGTCCTGTTGATAAGAAGAAATACGATGACAATTTTGATGAAATTGTTTGGAAAATAGAGAAGGAAAACAATGAAAAAACTAAAAAAAGTGGAAAAATTACATTTTTTTACAAATAATTGATATTTCATGTCTTTTGTTATTTTTGACAATAAAAAATGGAGTGACATTTTAAAACATTACCCAAAACCGTGTGATGATCTTAAAGAAGAGATATGGGAGAAAACTAGAAATTTTTATATTTTAAAAAATATTGATTTATCCGAAGCTTCTAAAGATTTTGATGATTTGAGAAAAATGAAAACTTCAGATCTAATAAAAAAATCAGATTTATTTTCGAGATATGAATATAAATGGAATTTGGGGGATACGTACATTGATTTTTCAAATATTGGAAACAAGTCTTCTAATTATTTTCATCAAGAGAATCGATATAAATGTGATTCTATTAATGCGCCATCTCCATATAGGACATGGTATGATAAAAAGTTTTTTTTCACTTTACTTAATGCTCTTTGGACACTTAAAGTTAAGGAAGTAAATGATGACACTCTTAGAAGTTGTATAGCATTGAGAAAATATATAGCAAGCCAGTTCAGACCATCCGCTGCAAAGACCGTGTATGAACATTTTCAGGCTAAAAATGTTTTAGATTTTAGTGCTGGTTGGGGCGATAGATTATCTGCTGCGATGGGAACAGATAACTTGGAAAGTTATATTGGGATTGATCCAAATAAAAAACTTTTGGAGGGGTATGAGGGTCAAATAAAACATTTTAGCAAAAATAAGACAATAAAATTATTAATGGATCCAGCTGAAGATGTTTTAGGTAGTTTAAATTACCAACCAGATTTAGTTTTTACAAGCCCACCTTATTTTGTGGTGGAAAGATACTCTAGCGAATCAACTCAATCTTGGAAAAGATATAAAAAGTTAAACAATTGGTTATCTGGTTTTCTTTTTCCTGTAATTGAAAAAAGTTGGAGTATTTTGAAAGAAGGTGGACATATGGCTATTAATATTAGCGATGTTTATTGCAATCATACTATAAACAAAATATGCGATCCAATGAATGATTTTATTTCAACATTTAAAAATAGCGAAAAATGTGATAATTTAAACTATAGAATGGCTAAGAGAATAAACAGCAAATCAGAGAAAAAAGGAATTTTCGTTGAGCCAATTTGGGTTTGGAAAAAAATATAATGAAAACACTACAAGAAACGTTAGAAAACTGTTTATATGATGATGAAACGGTTAAATTAGCAGATGGATTTGAAGATGCATTTGTCGGTATTGGCAGACAATTTGGAAAACCAATGGCCGTTTATAATAAATTCAAATGTATCGAACTATTAATAAAGGAAGGAATGTCTGAAGAAGAAGCAGAAGAATATTTTCAATATAATGTTGAAGGTGCATGGGTTGGGGAAAACACACCAATATTTTTAGAAACACTATGAAAATAGAATTACCTAAATCTTTTGTTGAACTTGGTCTAATTAAGTTTAAAGAACCTATGTATATTGATCTATATCATGTGGATCGTCATAATCATCTAGCTTATTTTGAATGGGATTTTGGAATGGACTGTAAGGTATTCTTGGATTCTTGGATGTTAGAAAGTAGAGTGCCAAGAGGAATTAAAAATAAAGTTTTAATGCAGATTCAATATGATCTTGGTCATGCTTTCTTTCATTATGAAGGAGATCCAAACTATACATATTACCATTGGGCATTAAAAGCATGGCTAAAAGATAGAGTTGATCTGGATGAAGATTTTGGACAAGATTCATATTACAAATAACCATTGACATTTTATTATTTTTACATTACTATTTAATAAATGAAAAAGAAAACCAAACCATCTAAAAAAGTATCAATAGAGTTTGATGAAAGGCATCTTGGTACTCTTGCAACAGCATTAGAAGTCTATTCTCGCCTTCGTTCTGGTCAAATCAAAATAGCAATGGATACAGCATATTGGGATAAGGATTTAACATATGAGGACGGAGAAGTTTTAGAGAGCATGGTAAGAACTATTGTTTTTTATAAAGAAGAAGAACTAATGAAAAATCGCAATTCATATTATGGTATTGGTTGCGAAAAAATGAAAGATGGAACAGTTGCATGGGAAATTAAAAAGACTATAGAACAATATCTTCACTATCAAAGAAATGATGGATATAGACAAATTTGCGATGTTTCGGGAAACGGAGCATTTCAAAGTTCTGATGTTCCTATGCCAAAAATCATAGAACCTTCTCGTATGTTGTCGGAATTTGCTTATTGGAAACCACAAAAAGAATTCAGAATTCCGCAAAGATATCAAGATCGAGTAGATAAAGCAATGAAAGATAAAGACTTTACTTTAGTTTGGGAACTGGTGGACAAATCAT